TGGTGTGACTGGAACAGGCGGTGGTGGTGGTGGTGGTTCAGGTAATGGTGGTTCGGGAGTCTTCATTCTTGGAGTTCTTACGACTCAAGCATATCCGCTTTCCGCCCAGCAGTTCGGTTCTATCGCCATCAACTCTGACGACAACCTCGTAATTTCCGCAACAAAAAATCTAGTTTTATCTGGAGTTACGGGTCCTACAGGGTACGCGGCAGCCAATGTCCTCAACATGAATTCGGCTGGAGTTGTCTCGTACAATAACTATATCCGAGGAACTGTGACTGCGAATGGAATAACGCCAGTATCTGTGTCCAATTCTCTCGTCCAAGCAAACAGTATCGTTGTCCTAAATCGTAATTCGTCGTCGGCAACATCAACTCTTCCTGCGTTCGTAAGCTCAATTACGCCAGGAACGGGGTTCACGATTGTCAATAGTGTCTTAGATTCGTCAACCTACAATTATTTAATTCAGTAAAGTAATGATATCACTTCTGTGGTTATTCGTTGGTGCTTTAGCAGGTCTTCTGATGGTCTCAGTGTTCATTCCTCCAGTTCGTGAAACGCAGGATGTTCCCACCCCCGATAAAAGCACAGTGTTCTTCACGAAAACCGGGTGCGTTTCGTTCAAATCTAAAGAAGTTCCGTGCTCTGCAGATTCGAAATCGCTTAATTTTATAGCTTCATCACAATAGAGAAGGAATGTTTGTCACTCGCATTCTTGGGATATTTCGTAATGAAAAAGCCATTCCATTCCTTTCGTTCCTTATTGGGCTAGGAGTTACTATCATGCTTTTTCACCGTCCAATCCCTACAAAAACTACCTTATCAGTCCCAGTTGCGGATATTGAGGGTAAGACCGTACCATTCAATAAAAAGTGCTATACTTACCATGCGGAAGATGCCAAGTGTGAATTACCTTCTTTTAAATAAAGATGGACGGTGCAACTGATTTGAGTGAACTTATGGGATCCGGACCTGTCCAGAATCCGAGCCTGCCGCAGTCTACGACCTTTTCTCCAATTGTGACCGGAGGCACAGACCCATTCGTTACGAATGGAATGACGACGGGGCAGAATCAGAACAAGCCCGCTGCACAGTTGTACAGTCAGGCACATACCTTTAGCACAGTAAGGTATGCATTCAAAAACTTAATGACCTATTTTGGGTTTTTCTTAGCTGCTATGATTATTTCACTTTCGACGCCCCGGTCTCTAATTTTGCAGTACATTCCTAACACTTACACTGCGGGAGGAGTGCCTTCATACATGGGCGCGGCGATCCTTGCTGGGGTGGCAGTGGCTGTCGGTTATGTCGTGGGCACACTGGGAAGCTCCCTGGTTTGAAGAGTACAGGACCTTCAACAACCCGTACTTCTTAATACACTTTTCGAGAAACTTAATACAATCAGAGCAAGGTTCTGAGTTCAAGATCTTGCCTTGCTTGTTAATTCGTACAACTGTCAAAATACAACCACGAAGTTGTGAAGTGTCGCCTAGACTTTTCACAGCTGCGCGTTCTGCGTGTATAGTATTGTTCGACCACCCACATCCACGAGAGCGGGAACCAACCCTATTGCGCGAACTTGCGATTTCCTTACCGTGCTTCTCGATAATGGCATAATGCAAATGCGTGTTCTGAAATACGGACGAGTAATCCATTGCGACTTTAAGATATTCTACATTCATTAAAACAGATTCGTTTTTAACTAGTAATGGAGTGGTTCTCCTTTCGTCGGAGGTCCAAAGGGTGGCAAAATGATCCACCCGCCAAACTACACACCAATATCATGTTTGGACCGGGAATGTACCTCGATCCAGGGTTTGTAAAGCATCACAATATCACTCATGTTATTAATTGCGCTTTTAATAAAGATAGCCCAGTATGGTTTCGCGAGAAGTATCCGCAAAATTATATGTGTTTAGAGGCCCTAGATAGTCTAGAAGAAGATATTCGAAAATGGTACCCCAAGTTCGAAGAGACTATCACTGCATTCCTTCGCAGTCCTGATGTTAAAAACATTTACATTCATTGCCAGTGTGGAATCAACCGCTCAGGGTTCTTGGCTCTCCTTTTTGTGTGTAAGAAGTTTAACTATTCATTCAAACTTGCTTCTGATTCTATCCTCAAACAAAGACCATGTGCCCTCACTAATTCGACTTATAAAGAGCAAGTTATTGAGTACATTAAAAATGATTTCATTAAAAATCACGCAACAAATTAATGGGAGATCTAGGAAAAAACTCGCTTTGGACCGATATTAAAAATGGTGCATCGAATGTCGAAACAGATGTTTTAGGACCTTCATACAGTTATACTGATCATGTTCCGGCACCTTCTTCTCTAGGTATTGGAACTGATGGATCGTTCAGTCAGCTTGGAACGAATATGTCGGGAATTGGAACATATGTTTCTACTTTAATTGATGGCGATCCTCCTTTAGGAAACCAGTATTTCGTGAACACTGGCGGGACTTGCACTGCTCCTGATGGATCTTTGCAGCCTCGATACAATTATATAAATAACAAACCAAGTGTAGGAGATTTATTACCCCAAGGAATGTCAGAACTTGGATCGGGAATCCAGGGTTTGATTCCAGGAGTCATTGGAGATATCGAAAGTTTGAATCCTCTTTACTTGATGAACTCTCTGATGGCTGACGCTTCTCCTGCGTGTGAATGCTACAAGTGCACGGTAACAGATGGAGCGCCCGCTCGATTCCTGACAACATCTCTCTCCCCGGATTTTGACGCAAATGAGTGCGTACAAGTTGATGTATCACAGTGTTTGGCACCGTCAGAATCATTTGAGAACTTTAATCCCGGATTCAGTGCGTTCATTCCCACTGTTGTTGCTGGGGTGGCATTAGCTATTTTACTATGGAAGTAGAGTTTTAAGAGAGTAAAGTTGAAGTTTACAAATGGACAATGTTTTTCGAATTAAGAAGTCCAGAGATATTCGAGCAAAGAAGCCGGATACTGTGTCCGGAACTTTAGATTCTATCCACCAGTCTGTTGTGTCTACCATTAAGGAAGAAACAACAAATATTGAAGAGATGGAAAAGAAGTTAAAAGAGAACACCAAAGAATTAGAACGGTTAGAAACATCCACGGCATTAGATGATATTTTAAAGGCTACTAAACTTCGCGAAGAAACTCGTAATTTGTCCGATCGATTAGATAACGAAAATCAACTAGAAGATTATTATTTGAAAAATGCCGATATTATCCTGAAATATTATGGAACCGGTGAAAAGGTTCAAAACACAACTTGTTTACCGTCCGACGCCAATACTTTCGTCAAATATCTCGCTCAATCATCTGCAACTGCAGCTCCTTCCAAGAAGAAGTTATATGACGAATACATTTCACGGATGAAATTAAATACTGGAGAAGCGGTGGATGTAAAGCAAGCTGTTGTAGAGCATTGTGACCGCTGTAACATTTCTCGCGAAGAGGTTTCGGAAGAAGGCATTCTAGTCTGTCCAAACTGCGGATCGGAAGAGTATATGCTCGTTGTATCAGATTTCCCTTCATTCCGCGATCCTCCAAAAGAAAGAAATAATTATGCTTACAAGAAAATCAATCACCTGAACGAGATTTTGAACCAGTTTCAGGCCAAGGAGTCGACCATCATCCCAAATGAAGTGATGAACGAGGTTGTACTGGAAATTAAGAAGCGCCGTATCCAAAATGTTGCGGAATTAACGGAAAAGGATATGCGCGAAATCTTAAAAAAGCTGAACAGATCGAAGTATTATGAGCATGCTACTCATATTATTTCTAGACTTAATGGTAACCCTCCCCCTACAATCACTCCTGAAATTGAAGAAAAAATAAGGGCAATGTTCCAGGAAATCCAGGCGCCTTTTTTGATTTACTGTCCCGATGACCGCACGAACTTTTTGTCGTATTCGTACATTTTGTATAAGTTCTTTGAGCTTTTGGAACTAGATGAGTACAAAGTTTATTTTCCACTTCTCAAGTCCCGTGATCGCCTGATTGCCCATGATCAGATTTGGGCTAAGATTTGTGATTACTTAAAATGGGAGTTTATTCGATCTGTCTAGTTTAATGCAGAGCCTTCCATACCATCTTGTGCGTCAGCATCCACACAACGCCAAAAAGAGCGGCATGGGCTAGAGTCACCGTTGAGCGAGACGCGCCAACAGGGAGAGTTACGAGG